ATTGAATGAAATTGTATGACCCTGATAAGTGTTCTTCTTTTGAAATGATGTTTGGGTTTTCTCAGACAATAATCGTTAAAAAAAGGAAGAAGAAGAAAAATGAATAAGTTTTTTGTACCTAACGAAATTTATGAAGATAGGATTACTATTTGCAAGTCTTGTGTTTATTATTCTAGTATTTTAGGAAATTGCACAATTTGTAAATGCTTTATGAAAGTTAAGGCAAGAATAAGCAGTCAATCTTGTCCTCAGAAGTATTGGGATAAAACAACAGAAGTAGAAACACCTGAAAGTTTACCTCAGGAAATAGTTGACGAAATATTAGATATGTGGAAAGACTTAAAAACAGGTAGAGCAAAAGACCAAGCAGCGAAAAAGAGAATGATTGAAACATATAATACAATATACAATACTAACTACAGTCCTAGAACTAATTGCGGTTCTTGTATATCAACTTGCTTTGATGGGATAAAAAAACTATATAAAGAATATGCTAAGGGCTAAACTTAACTTAAATAACAAAGCGGTTATTTCTTTATTTTTTTCTGAACCCTTAGCGTATTTAAAACTAAAACAATAGATATGGAAAGAACTTATAAAACAATTAAATGGGTATTAAACAACCACGTTAAAAAGAATGTCAGAAGTCTTTGGACTTGGGAGAACGACAACTTTACTTGTATCTTTGAAAATTACTCAGGTGATAGCAGGATATACACACCTCATCAATTACTTAAACTATTAACAAATGACACAGAACGAGAAACTAATTAAAAACCTAGAAAATATGCCAATTGATTTAGATTACAAAGCAACACCTGAACCAAGTTACTACTCAGGAAAGAAGTACGGTTACTCAGCAAGAAAAGTAGTAGAGGACTTCCAACCTGATAGCTACAACATAGGAACGGCAATCAGTTATCTATTAAGAGCAGGTAAAAAAGAAGGCAACCCTGCTGAACAAGATATACAGAAAGCAATTAATCACCTGCACTTTGAACTAGACAGATTACATAATGACAAAGTATAGTTGCGAGTGCGGTAAGACAATGGAAATAGGCAAAGCTACAATAGTCCTAAGAGATAAGAAATGGGTAACTAAGGAAGCACTATGTGAATGCGGTAAGTATATGGATAGTAAACCAACAGACGGAATGCCAAGTCTTAAAAGAACTGAACCTACTCTAAGTATGAAACGAGACAAACTGTGGGAAGGAGCAACAGAAAAGATAAGAAGTAAAAGCGAATAAAATAAATTAACAAAAATTCTATTATATACTAAGACACTACACTATGAAACAACAAGTTAAGATAAGTAAGTTAAAGGGAAACCCAAACAACCCAAGAGTAATAAAAAACGATAAGTTTAAAAAGCTAGTAAAGTCAATACAGGAATTTCCTGAAATGTTAAAGCTAAGACCTATTGTAGTTGATGAAGATTTGATCGTCTTAGGCGGCAATATGAGATTAAAGGCAAGTAAAGACGCAGGGCTTAAAGAAGTGTGGATTGAAGTAGCTGAAGGACTTACTGAAGAACAAAAGAAAGAGTTTATAGTTAAAGACAATGTAGGGTTTGGTGAATGGGAATGGGATATGTTAGCTAATGAATGGGATAGCAGTAAACTAACAGAATGGGGTTTAGATGTGTGGCTTAATGAAGATGATATAAAAGAATTAAAAAACCCTGACAATAAAGAAAGTGAAAACCCTTTTGCAACTGAATTAGATAGAGAAAGTAATTACATAGTTTTAAAGTTTGAAACGGATATTGATTGGCTACAGGCTAAGACTTTATTTGGATTACAAACAGAAACAGCAAGAAGGCAAAATGGTAAAGCTTGGAGCAGTGGAATAGGAAGGGTATTAAATGGAATAGAAGCAATAAATAAGATTAAAAATGAAAGTTAAGATTTTTGCACCTTCATATAAAAGACCCGAGAAAAGCATAACACAAATAAAATACCCTGAAGTGAAATTAGTTGTAAGGGAAAGTGAAGCAGAAGAATATTTAGCTAATGGAAATGATATAATTGTTTGCCCTGATAGTGCACAGGGGAATGTAAGTAGGATAAGGAATTGGATTTTAAATAATTTATATGATGATTTAGATTGCATTGTAATAGTTGATGATGATTGTAAAAAAATAGGTAGATGGGAAGAACAGAATGATATAATTTTTAATCAAAAAGAATTAAATGAGTTCTGCGAAAGCTCAAGCGTCTTATGTAAGGAATTAGGATATAAACATTGGGGGTTAAATTGCGTTACAGATAAAGGAGCATACAGAGAATATACTCCATTTGGTTTTTTACAATATATAGGCTCACCTTTTTCAGCTCACCTAAAAGAAAGTACAATTAGATATGATGAAGACTTACCTTTAAAAGAAGATTATGATATGACATTGCAACATATTCAAAAATATGATGGATGTCTAAGAATTAATTATGCTCACTATGATGTTAAACAAGCAAAACAAGAAGGGGGTTGTGCAACTATGAGGAATTTGCAAAAGGAAAAACAACAATTTTATGCTTTACAAAACAAATGGGGCAAAGATATTGTAGTAAGGGATAAGGGAAGTAAAAGAACTTTTGACTTTAATCCTATAATAAAAGTACCTATAAAAGGAATTTAAATGGAACAGAATAGAACAAAGATTAACAAAGAGAGATTACTAAAAGCTTTAGAAAGTTCTTTAGGAGTAATAACAACAGCTTTAAAAGCAACAGACCTAAGCAGAACAAACTTTTATAAGTGGCTAAAAGAAGATGAGGAATTTGCAGCTAAGGTTGAGGAAATAGAAAGCATACAACAAGACTTTATTAAGTCAAAGTATTATGAATGTGTAAAAGACAAAGTGCCATCAGTTGTAATACACGCTGCTAAGACTAGGTTAGGTTGGAATGAAACAAATAGAGTAGATATAACATCAGGTGACAAAGCAATTAATATGCCTGTTATAACATTTATTGAAACTGATACTGAATAAAAAATACAATCCTCTATTTAATTCTGACGCTAGATACTTTATAATTACAGGCGGTAGGGGTTCAGGTAAGTCTTTTGCTGTTACAGTCTTTTTAACTTTGCTTACAATGACTAAAGGGATAAGAATTCTCTTTACTCGTTATACTATGACTTCTGCTCACTTGTCTATTATTCCTGAGTTCTTAGAAAAGATAGGGCTACTAGGATTTGATGAGGTCTTTAACATTAATAAAGCAGAAGTAGTAAACACAAGTAATCAATCAGACATACTGTTTAGAGGTATTAGAACCTCAGCAGGAAACCAAACAGCAAGTCTAAAGTCTTTACAGGGAATAAGCACTTGGGTGTTAGATGAAGCTGAAGAATTAGTTGATGAGAATATCTTTGACACTATTGATTTAAGTATTAGAGAAAAGAACATACACAATAGAGTTGTGTTAATATTAAATCCTGTTACAAAAGAACATTGGATATATAAAAGGTTCTTTGAGGACAAAGGAGTTGAAGGCGGTTTTAATGGCTTTAAAGACAATGTATGCTATATACATACAAGTTACCTAGATAATATAATAAACCTCTCTCAGAGCTTCCTAGAGCGTATTAAGAGCATAAAGCATAGAAACTTTAAAAAGTATCAGCACAAAATCTTAGGAGGGTGGTTAGACAAAGCTGAAGGTGTTGTATTTGAGAATTGGTCAATAGGTGAATTTAATCCTGATGGCTTACAGACTTCTTGTGGAATGGACTTTGGTTTTAGTGTAGACCCTGATAGTCTTACAGAAGTAGCTATAGACAAAAGAAAACGTAAGATATATCTAAAAGAACATATCTATAAGAACGGCTTGAAGTCAAACGAACTAGCTAAGATTATATTAGACAAAGTAGGGCAAACTTTGATTATCGGTGATAGTGCGGAACCTAGACTAATTGCAGACCTTAGACATTTAGGAGTAAACATTAAACCTGTAAAGAAAGGAACTATTGAAAGTGGAATAACTCGTATGCAAGACTATGAACTTATCATAACTCCTGAAAGTACTAACATAGCTAAAGAATTGAATAACTACATATACGCAGACAAAGGTTCTAAGCTTTATGTAGATAACTACAATCACGCAATTGACGGAGTTAGGTATAATGTAATTTATCACCTAGACAACCCTAATGCAGGGAAGTATTACGTACAGTAAACTAAAAACAACAAATTTCTATTATATAACAGATGAAAGTAAAAGTTAAAAAAGAAGGCAAGGTAAAAGAGTTTAAACTTATTAGTAGTTGGGAAGAAGTTACTTTGGAGAAGTGGTTGAAACTTATTGATTTTGAAACAGGTACAAAAACTGAAGAAGCAACTGAAACAATAGCAGCGTTATCTAACATTCCTAAGCAGTTAGTTAAGGAATTAGCTTTAAAAGATGTAGCGGTATTAATGAGCAAGATTGCAGAGCTACAGCAAAAGCAAGATACAAACCTTAAAAAGATAATTGAAATAGAAGGGGTTGAGTACGGCTTTCATCCTGATTTAGACAGTATAACATTAGGGGAGTATGCAGACTTGGAAACATTTATTAAGGGTGGAATAGAAAAGAACTTGCCTGAAGTAATGAGTGTGCTTTACCGTCCAATCAAATTGAAGAAGAATGATATTTATATTATTGACGCTTATGATGGAGACATACGGCTTAGGACAGAAGAAATGAAAAAGATGTCAGCTCAACAAGTGCAAAGTGCGTTAGTTTTTTTTTACACTTTCGGGAAAGAATTGTCAGCGATTTTGCCATTGTTTTTGATGGAGCAGCTGAAGGAAATGCAGACGCAATAGCAACAGAAAGTTTTGCTGATAAGTGGGGTTGGTTTGGTGTGATGTATAGATTGACAAATGGAGAAATAGTAAACTTAGAAAGAATAACGAATTTAGGACTGTTAGAATGCTTGACTTGGTTAAGTTATGAAACAGACTTAAACTCACAAAATAAAGTTAAAAGAAATGGTGAACAATAAAAGTTATAATAACGTAGTAAACACTTTGCTA